GTGCGTTCTGTTCAGTTGCCCAGTCCATCATTGTTGCGATGCTTCTTTGTAATGCGGCCTCCACGGGTTCTGTCTTCAATGCTTCGATGAGATACGTTTCGTATAAATCATCTCTTGCCCAATGATCCAGTTTGATTTTTGATCGCAAAACAAAATCTATGTACTTTTCTGGATACAGTGGATTGATGTGCATGATAAATCTGCCAAACTTCACAAATGCATTGTAGTATGAACTTTTAACAAAGTCATCATAGGTCCTCAGTTTAGAATTGTGTTGATGTATCTGATAGAATCTTTGGAATACCATAAATGCATTAACAACCCATTTCTCATCTTTCTGTAGATATCTTCGCTTTGGCTCGCACAGGTGTACTTGTAGTGTACGTGCCTTTGCAAACTCTTTGCCACAATATGTGCATTTATTTGTCGATGCCATGTGCCTCTATCAATTCCTCTAATTCTCTGTCTGTAATCACTTTGTCTAATGTTTCTAGATCCGCTTCTTTCCAAGTTGGATAAATCTGTTGCAGTTTTTTTAGGCTTTTGTTTGGTACACGCTTCATGGGTTTCAACCATGGATGGAATTGTTGCGTCTCTGCACCACACATAGCGGTTAGTATCCAAAGCAGTTTTTTATGTTTACCTAGTGTAAAACAATGTTTGTTAACACACTCGTTGACCATCTCCAAGTAGTGTTCCACATAAAAAGGATCTTTTGATGAGACACTAGAAACATATCTCATTAGCATGTAGGGAGAGTACAAAGATTTCTCCTTGTCGTCGATCCTGTCGAAGTAGTCTTTGTTTCTGAAGTCTACCGCTTTCAACCCATTACGCAAATCAAAAAATTTTCTATTTTTTTCTGCCGGCATATTTTAATCCAAACATTGTGCAGTCTTTGGCTGTTACAAATGTTAATTTTATTTTATTGTTCATGTGTTGTAAACCTGTAAGTTTATCATTTAATTTTACTTTAGAAAGCCAATCAAAAAAATCCATTGCCCACTCTCCTTGATCCATCCATACATTTTTATTTTGTATTCGCATGATCGGTGCGTCTATTTTAATTGATTTCCTACCAGACCGAGCCATAGTCCACCTGTTCGCACTGTCTTGAAATATCTTTTACAAAGTAGGCACACGTGGGTTTTGGGCCATTATTCAACGGCACAGCCAACATCTGTCCTGATTTTATCTTTGGAAAATACCATTTAACTTCTGTGTAGATGTCTACGACATCTATAGGGAAAAAATCTGGTTTAGGACTGGATAACGGATTGAATGTAAATGCATCAAAACCTCTATCGTTAAGGCTCGTGATAGGTAACACATGCATTTCCTGTTGCCCTGCTTCGCCGATCAACATCTTCCAATCTAAGGGCATCTTTATCTTGTGTGGTCCTATTTCCAACACTGCCGCCGGGGCATTGAAACTTTCTAAAAATATTAAAGGTATGTAGAAGAAGTCCGGTTGATCTGGATCTGAATTATCTAGCACCGCGAATCGCAACTTCTCATCAACCCATTCCGGTATTTTTTCTAAGGTGTATGTTCTGTTATCCAGTGTAAGGATTTTCATAATTTATCTTTTCTATATTATACGGGTAATTGGCCTCTTTGTAAAACTTTTTTCTTGCACCTAGGTGTCTTTTTGCAAACTTGCAACTGCTGGTAATATCCCATATCTGTACGCTGTCTTTGTCCTCTGCCTTCCTGATACCACGTCCTATTGATTGTATTACCCTGACAAATGACTTACCTGGCTCTATGAGAACAAGATTAAAAATCCTAGGAATATTAATGCCAACAGCGGCAACTCCATATGTGGCAATAATAACTTTATTTGTTGCAGTAGATATCTCATCGTATTGTTCCTTTCTGTCCATATTTTTAGTTGACCCAGATACAAACACTGCATTGTCTATCTGCTCTTCTAGAATCTCACCTGCAGATATTCTATCAACTAGTATCAGTGTGTTACCTGAACTTGATATGTCTTTAATTGTGTTGGCAACCCATTTCATTCTAGTCTTGTCTGTGGTTAACCATTTTAATTCTTCACTGTAAGTCTTAAACTGTGGATGGTCTTGTGTTTGCAAAACGTTAACATGACAGTTTGCCAGTACGCCTTTGTCTTGTAGTTCACTGGCCTGTATCCTGTTAGACACATCACCTATGCTACATTTCAAACCCATAAATTCGTAATCTGCTTTAGGTACTGTTCCTGTAAGACCCCAACGTATTCCACAATGTGCAAAAGGCCCTGTCAACAATCTTTTTAACACATCTGCTTTGGCCATGTGTACTTCGTCGATTATAACTGTATTGATTCCTTGTATTGCTTCTAAGAAGTCAGTTGTGTGTTCGTCTTTGCTTTTCTTTTCTAGAACGTTTAGCGATTGCCAAGTTGCTATCGTGTTGAACCTTCCTAGTTCTTTACGATCTCCATAGTATACGCCTGTGTCTAAGTTACAAGCAAGGAAATCTTCTTCTGTCTGTGTTACTAGACTTTTGTTTGGAACTATTGTTAGTGTTCTTCCATACGGTTCAACTAGTTGGCACAGCGCCGCTGTAATAATTGTTTTACCTGCCCCTGTGGCTATCTCTTGTATGCTTTGTGGATGTTCTATAAACTTGTTTATTGTTTCTACTTGATAATCCCTTAATTCTATCTGCTGTCCAGCCGCCGGATGATTTTCTGGCCAAGTTATGTGTGATAGATAATTTTTGTCTACTGTTTTAAATTCAAAGTTGTGTTGCTCTCTTTGGTCTACAACATCTATGTAAACACCGCCCTCGTCAAGTATGGGTATAATTTGATCAACTAGATTTAGATATGTAGTGCCGCCAAGTCCAAAGAAACTGACCTTGCCGTCCCATCTTCCTAGTTTTACTGCTGGCAGATGTCTTGCGTATGGTATTTCGTATTTGAATTTGTTTGATAATCTCTTACGCCATTCGAGAGATAGATTCTCAAACTTCACGTTCACTTCGTCTTTTATTACTAATTTACAACTGCTCATTCTAAAGTTTTACTATAATATGATCATGCCAATCCAAACTACTTGGTTGGTGATCACTATAATACAACTTTTTTGGAAGATTTTCAAGCATTCTTTTTAGATTGTCAGTGCCTGTGGCGTAATAACCGCCACCAAGTGCAACTAGTGATGCTTTTGGTTTTCTTTTACTCTTGATTAAGGCCCTTGGTATTCTGTTCCTCACAAATATAATTTTGGTATTATCACTTATAAGTTTAAACTGTTTACTCATTTGATGTAACTCGTACAAGTTCTCAAAGAACTCTCGTGGTTTTTGATTGTCCACTAACCAGTGTCTTTCATTTGTAAATTTATTTAAATCTTTTTTGTAAATTGGTTCTTTAATGTCAAACCCCCAACTGCAATCATTTAGAATGTCTATGCCGTGTGCTTTAAAGGCATTTAACCATTCCCAAAAATCTCGCACATCATCTTCCATATGTATGTCACCACTTACGGGCATCATCAACGGGAAACAATCTAACTCTATTAAACCTTTAACAACATCGTTCTTTGAAAAGCCTTTAGAGTCTATCCATAACTTGTGGTAATTGTTGTGTGCTATCTTGCGACCTATAACTGTGTTGGCATCAACATTGATTCCTTTAGTTGATATGTTAAAATTTTTCAAAGAGTCTACTTGTTCCAATGCTGTTTTGTTTTTTAAGTTTTCGTTCCAGTATTCTTGTAGTGATTCAGGAGCATTATCTAAAACAACTTCGCCAGCGATAAGTCTTGCTGTTGGCTGTCGATGTCCCATTATTTCTTTTTTAATTTCTTCGTAGTCGTTTAGTAGGCTATCGTCCATGAACTTAAAATCATACCTCACAGCGATCAGTGTTAGATAGTAAGCAGTGACGTCGCTGTGTAAGAAAGTCCATTTCTTTTTCTCACCATCATACAGTGCATACATTCCAGGTAGGGCACGCCTGTCTTTCATGCAACGTATCAGTTGTATAACTTTCTTGTTGTAAGGGAATCGCATTTCTATCATGTCAACATTGTCATCGTCTGTGTA